CCCACGAAGACAACGCGCTTGCCTTCGATGTAGCGCCTGTAGTTATCGTTCATCATTTTTGCTTGATCCATGACGTATCCTGAAACGTCGCGTCAGGCATTCCCAAGACCTCAATGACTGCGGGCTTGACGCCTGGCGCTCGTTTATGCTGCCAGTCGTGACCGGCGATAAAACCGCCTGGCCGAACCTTCGGAAGCCACGTCCGAGCATCAGCTTTGACAAACTCGGGAAGGTGATTGCCGTCGATATAGACCGCATCAAGGCTGCCGTCTTCGAAGAGGGCGGCCCCCTCAATGCTCGTGAGTTTATGTTTGACGATATTCCCGCACTCGCGCACGACCTCATCAAACTGCGCCTCAATTTGTTCCATGGGCCACGTATAGCTCGAAGGATCTTTGTCGTCGTAACCGTTCTGCCATGGATCGACTGAGTGGACGGTGCGGCAGCGCTGGGCGAATACCCTGGTGCTGTCGCCGACAAACGAGCCGACCTCGACCATGATGAAGTCCTGGAACTTCTTCTCTGAGTGCGCGTCAATGTAGGCGATCAAGTCCAGAAGACCGGGTATCGCCGTTGCCGCTTTTCTGATGCTGATCTTATCGCTCATACCATTCCTGCCATAAGGTTTCGAGTGCCTCAAAGCCGGGCTCGCGCTGCTCCTGCCACGGCTTCGACGCTACGAAATGAATAATCCTTGCGTTGTCGAGAACGTCCTTAAATGCCTTTGTCGAAATCATGCGTTTCTCGACGTTGTAGATTTTCGGAAGCTCGTGTATTTGCCCGGCAAAATAGGAGTTGATGACTTTCTGATCGGGCATCGAGTGGCCGCGCCTGGCGAGATCCAAAAGCTTTCGGTAATGCTCGTCGCCGATATAGGGTTTGTTTACGGTGAAAACGCCGCTGTTAAAGTCGCGCCTTAGTTCATCGAGTTTAGCGTTATAGCCCCGCACCATAGCGAGCGGCGCTTCACAGTCGAAAACAGCTTTGATGTCGCCGAGCACGAGCACGTCCATGTCAATGGCGGTGATGCGGTCGTATTCGGTGAGCCTGAAGACATCCAAAGTGTAGTAGGTCTTCTTGAGAGTGTCCGCGGTGCGGCTCATATCCACGGCCTTGTAGTTGCCTTTCTCGGGAGAGAGGAAGCGGATATTCCGGTAATACTTAAGCATCGCCTCGCGTCCCTGTTCGCCGAGCCCTACGTCGAGCACGACAAACTCGTGATCAAACCACGGATTGAAATGAAGAAACGATTTCATGAATGCGATATAGCCAGGAAGGAAGGCGCTGTCGCATAGGGAGAAAAGAGCCTGTCTCATGCCGTGAACCTCTCAAACGCGGCCTTGGTGTCGATGTCGACGGGCTCGTCAACATCCATCCAATAGGTGTCTCTGTTGTAGAGATTGCGGTTAAGGTTTTCGAGCTCGCTCACCTTGGCGATGGCGATGTAGTGGCTGACCTCGAAGAACGCCTGGTACTCCTGTCTGTTGCAAAGGTCGTGAGTAATGAACTGCCGGCCGCTCCTTGAAATGCAGAGATAAGGGTTGGTGCGCGCCGGGAACCGGCACAGAAGGCTCTTGAGATTGTCCTTGTGGAAGATTGAGCCCGCGCGGGTGATGTCCTCAAATTTGCGGCCAGGGTAGGTGAGATACAGAAGCGTGATAGAATCATAGCGGCGGTTCATCTTGAAATGCTTGGAGACATCAATAAGGACATCCCGGGTAGAAGCATTGTCCTCGGCATGGCGCTTGCGGTTGTGGACCCTGAACGCATAGGACTTGGCCATGCGCTTTATCACGGCGTCGTCGGTGGAGACGATGACCTGTTCGGGCTTGATCGGTCCCTTGATTGTGTTCGCGGTGAAGTCGAAGAGGTGGCGGTTCTTCTCCGGAAATCCCTTCGAGCCAGCCCTGGCGGGTATGACATAGTACATCATGCCAGCACCTCGTCGAGCGCGACCTTTTTAAATTCGGTAATGATTGATGTTGGCGAGCAATTGATGATACGGTCCTTCCACTCCTCGAAAAAACGAAACTTCATAGCCTTTCGGTTGAATTTCTCCTCTGCGTATTTTCGATGATGCGGATAGCGGTCGCCGTAGTAGTGCATGTCGCCGTCTTCATAGTGATAGTCAAGTCCGAGCAGATAGATTTTCGCCGCGTCCATGATGATGGCGAGATTCAGGGCAAAAACACCGGCCGAGCATGGATGGAAAAGGCCGTGCTTCCAAGAGGGAGCGGGCGAGCCCTTACATGGAGTGAATATGAATACATTGGAATTGTCTTTGATTGACTTCACGGCTGGCGTGTCCTGCGTGTATTCACCGGCGAAAATAAGACCCTTGTACGACGCAAGATTGAAAGGTGTATGTTTTAAAAATACCTTGTCGCCGAAGAGAAGCGCGGAAGCCTGTGGAAAGTCCTCAATGGTGTGATTGAGCGCGATCGTGAACTTCCCGGCAAGGCGGGAGAAATCAAAGCCTTTGAGCGAGGGCCCGCTGCCGACAATCCAGACCTCGGCGCCCTTTCGCATCCCCTGTATCTGATTCCATTTCGGTTTCATTTCGCCCTGACGTACCGTTTGATTCTGCACGTGATTGATTTCGGATAGCCGTCTGCGCTGTTGTCGTCGCGCGTGTACGAATACGAGCCGATGCTCTCGCTCTTCATGGCCCCGCCGGATTTCATCGACGGTTGAAGGTGAAAGCCTATCATCTGCGCCGCCACAAGCTCAGAGCCGTCCGGGTATTCGATGTCGTCGTTGCTGTCGACGTCGAAGTCACGGTTTCGCAGGCGCTCGTAATCAGCCTCTACCTCGGGAATCAGCGCCTCAATGAGCGCGTCCCTGGTGGTGTCGGTGATCTGGAGAAAGAGCTTGGCGCGGGCAAGTGTGATGATAGCCATTGCCTAGCCTTCCGGAGTCTGCGGGATTGTGGCGTTGATCTCCCTGGCGGCCATATCGAGAACGGTGAGCTCGAGACCTTCGATGCGCTTCAAGAGGTCGTTGAGTGGTTCAGTTACGCAATCGGGAAGCGGCGTGGTTTCGAGCTTTGAAACGCGCTCCCTCAGTTCTGCGAACTCAACCTTGAGCCCCTGCCCCTCTGTCTGCGGCAACTGCACCGCGCGCGGCTGCTGCCCTTTGTTGCCGTCTTCCTCTCCGAGCTTCATGATCTTCTCCTTGGTTTAATGAACAGGGAAGGCGCAATGCCTCCCCTGTTGTTTCAGATTCTCTCTTCTAGCCGTTCGATTTGATAACGACGAAACCGCAGTTCTTCGCCTCCTCGACGCGGTTCCAGTTACCGTTCTCGCGCAGCTCTCTGAGCGTCGGCATCTGCTCCACAACGGAAGTATCAGTCCATGCAAACCCGTAGGGATGCATGACGAGCTGTCTCCGCGTGAACAGAGCGTCTTCTGACTTCGCGGCGTTGCGGTCAATCTCCACCGGGGTGATCCTGGCCGCGCTCTCGCCGTAGCCGACAGCCCCGCGCCGGAACATGATGTTCCAGTAGATTTTGTTGCTGCCGTCGGTGTCGTAGCCGATCTCGTCGCAGACGATGACCGACATATTGCCGAAGGTGCCGAAGCCGAGATCCTGAGCCGATGCCGGAACATTGGTGATCACGTTCAGATCGACCAGGTTCCAATACGGAGTCGAGTGCATCGCGATCGCGCCGAAGTCTGAGGCATCGCCGAGCAGCTTGCACGCATTCGCAACCGCCGATCTGCTCATCTTGTTTCCGGCCGCGGGGGTCCCGGTCGTGGTGATGTCATAGACCAGATCCGCGCTGTCGTTGTCCTCGTTGTCGCCGATGATGCCGACGATGGAGTTGAACAGAATCTTCTGGAACTGCTCGCTCCAGTACTGGTCGACCATCTGCGTGATGGCATCCATCGGCTTCTCGCCCGCGAGTACGCCCGCGAGTTCCTCAGCCGCCCACGCATTGGAAAAAAGAAGCCTGCGCGCGATCTGCTTTGCGGAAGTGATCTTGTTGGTGGTGATTGTGTAATTGCTCTGAATCGCCTGCGCGTCTCCGCTCAGACGTTTCCAGAACGGGATGTTAAAGGTGTCGCCTCCGCCTTCGATGAAGGCCGCGATCCTTGCGTCGACCTGAAGGATTCCGGATCGATACAGGGTCGTCTTCTTTACTGCCTGCTGCACGAGATACCGAGAATAAACTTCCGGCTCGATGATCTCTGCTATTCTTGTCACTACGCTGCCCATGGGCTACCTCACTTATTCAGGATAGATTGTTTTCAGCCATGCCTTCGCAGCGTCAACGCCCTGGGCTTGCGCGATCTCACGATACTTCGCCTGGGTAAGGGAGGGATTGGCCTTGTACTCGTCGAGTGTCGCCTCTCCCGCGCCAGAACCACTGCCACCGCCCGGCATGCCGATTTTCGCTTTGAGCTGATCGAGCTCCGTCTTCACGGGTTTCAACTCGGCTTCACGTACTGCTTCCACTGCCTTGGCGACAAGCGCCTGTAGTGTTGCAGCCTGCTTCTGCCATGCCTCTTCTGTCGCTCCGGTAAGCAACTCTTTCGCAGTCTCATCGAGTTTCTGCTCTATGCAGAATGTCTTGATGTTCGCCTGCCGTACATCTTCCCTGAGCTTGCCTTCGCGTTCTTGGATGTCGCGCTCTTTGATCTCAAGTTCTTTTGCCGTGCGCTCTCCCTCTTTCAATTTCGCGAGGCTTTCGATTTCTTCCCGTGATTTTGCGAGCTTGTCGTTGAAATCCTTTTCCCATTTCTCTTGAGCCGTTTTCAGCGCCTGCGTCACGCGCTTATCCGCTTCGCTTTGCAGCTTTGCGTCAAACTCAGCCTGGGTAAGTTCAATCTTTTGGGGCTCGCCTCCACCCTGTTCGGTGCTCTGCCCAGCGGCGTTTGCTTCGTCTCCCATCGTCTTCACTCCTTGATTAAGTTCCGGCACCAAAACAAAAACCCGGCACCCCCTCGTTGAAGGGAATACCGGGTCGTTCGCGCGGTGGCCGGTTGAGTCTTATGTAAAAGCTATGCTACTGACTTTGAGCTGTATTCGCCGCAATAAATCTTGACGAATCGATTCTTGAGATTGACCGTTATTCTGATTTCAATCTCCTCAGACTGATAGTACTCTGCGTATTTCAGAGCTAATCGAGTCTGCTCATCGTTCAATCGTAATTTAGTATCAATGTCCATAAAAAGTCAAGCCATTTTATGTCTCTAAAGAAAATCTATTCATCTAAGGAAAATTTCAAAATGTCGTCTTTGTCGTTAAGTCCTCGCATGATATAGTACCTTACAAGCGCCTCGATGCTGACCTTTTTATAAGCCGAAATTCGTTCAAGCTTATCCATGATAGAAGTATCAACCTGTGTCTTGATAATATTCTTCTTGCCAAAAATTTTCATCTTCCTGCCTCCCTCGTTATTTACGCCGCCTCTTCATAGTGCATCTTGTACCACTTCTCGGCGGTCATGTCGCCGTTGACTTCCACCCATGTGCCCTTGGGCATTTGCGCCACTCTCGCGGAAGGCTGTATGCCATAGGGAAGATCAAGCCTGCGACAACGACAATTGATTGATTCATCCGCGGCGAGGTTGCCTATCTGATTGCCTTTACTGTCCACTGCGACCATGCGCGGGCCAGCGGCCTTGCTGCCATCGGGAAGGGTGAAGACGGGCTGGCCGTCGATGATCTGCGCCCTCTTGCCGTCCATAGCCCTATGGTCCGGCCTGGTGTTACCCGCAAGCGCCGCACTCCAACTGAATTGGAATTGCACCCCCGCGTCATCGGCCTGCGTCTTTGCCTCATCGTTCCCATATGAATACGCGCGAAGTAACTCAGTCCTGGCCGTGGTCATGGCCTTGGCCTTGTTGGCGCCGAATACGTCGTCGAGATTGCGGAAGCGCTTTGCCAACTGCTCGACGCTCTGACCTTCAGCGATGACGCCTGAAACGACCTCACGGAGCTTCCACTGCATAACCTGTTTATTGATTCCCTGCCGGTCGGCAAAGGTGAAGCCCGCGATCTTCATTGAGAACGCGGCCTCGACCGCTGCCTTATTAAGCACCGGCGTATTGAGCATGTAATCGAACTTCAGGCCCGCGCCTAGATTAAGCTCCCGCTCTATGCCGAATGACTGATAGTAATAAGTCTGCGTAAAGTTGGTGTCGAAGCCGTTATAGATGGATTCTGCCTGTGTCTGGTAAAGGCTGGCTATCTCTTCGCCTATTTCCTGGTGGAGCTTGTTGAGCCGGAACTCCTCGAACTCCGGCACAATCGCACCACGAAGCTTTTTCTCACGGTAGGATTCGAGCTTCGTCTCGACGCGAGACAGGGAGCCTTGGTATATCCGCGCCAGATTCTTCGCCACTCCCTCTTCGGTGCGGACGCTCTTGAGATATATCCAATCCTGTAATTCTGCGTAGGTCATTGCACCACGGTCTCATCCGGCTTTTCTTCTGTCTGCGGTATCTGCATCTTCTGGAACTCCTCGAAGTTCTTCTTGCGCTCGCCTGCAATTCGTTCAAGCTCCACGGCCGTGTCCTTGACCGTAGGTATGTAGTCGAGAATGGTCTCCATGCTCACGCCCAGGGTCTTCATGAGCCCCGCCTCTTCGAGCTTGGCCTTAGTGTCCTCGGGCAAATTGCGGAAGAGCTTGATGTCGGTTTTCGTGCCGGGGCTTGCTTTCTGAAATGTGTAGCGATCGACAAAGCCGGGATAGAGAAGCGAGTTGATGCAGTCGATTGAACGCAGTTCACCGTCGATGAATTCGCTCTCGATATCGGCGGCAAGCTGCTCGAAGCTCATCATCTTGTAAAGCAGGGCGATTCCTGAAAGCGCGGCAAAGTCCTTGCTCTCGAAGTCAGGGACAAACGAAAGCTCGTGGATGAGCTGCTTGAGGTTGTCGAAAAGTCGCATATTGAAATCGGCGTTGATGTCCTTTTGCAAATACGAGAGCTTCGCGTCCTTGTTGGAAAGCTCGAAGATACGGCGCTGTAATATCCGTTTCAGCTCCTCGGGATCTTCGGGCATCGTATCGCCAACCAAGACCATGTAAAGGAGCTCGAAGCGCTGGACCTCGTTTAAGTCCGAGCTCACGAGTATGTCAATGGCGTCGATAATCTTCTTGATGGGTTCAAAGACACCTATTTCGTAGTCATCGCCGTAGCTGACGACCTGCACCATGGGAAAGGGATTCTTAATGGGATTCCTGGAATCGGGAATGAGCGTTGAGTTTTCGAGCTTATACCGCATTGACTTTGTCGGATAATAGACCTCAACGAGAGTTTCCGTTTTCTTCGTGGAAACGTCGGTCTGATCATAGTACCGAATTGCCGCAATGAGTTTGGGCTCGACCGAATAGTCATACACGGTAATTATTTCATCGGGCGGTATCACGGAATACAGAGGCATTTTCTCACCCGCAATCACGTCGTAGTAATGGAGCTTGTACGCGCGACCGTGCACAATGAGATCAAGGCCGATGTCGGCGACCTTCTTCTGATTGCGGTTGATGTAAAAGACCTGCTGGAGCCGCTCCATGTAGCCTTTGTCGTCGGCGGTATACATGGGTTCCTTGGCGAAGAGATATGATTTCGTGGTAAGACTTATCTTTCGCGCGTAGGGTATAGGGATTCTGTTGTCCGGCACAAACAAATCCTTCGTGGGAAGCCCGGCAATCGCCGAATGCAAGCCTTTGAAATAGAGCACGTTGTCGAGGTACTTACTGCGCGCACTCGTGTTGTTGCTGATAAAATCGGTTATCTCGGCGAGTGCGAGCTCGCCCTGTTCGTTCAATTTCGCTTTATTCATAGTCCCAACCTCCCGGCGCTTACGGCAGACGGCTTGATTTTCATGCCCTTGTTCTTCATCAGCTTTTCCAGCGCGTATCTGAGCGCATCGATTAAGTGGTTATGCTTGTCCACGATCTTCGTGGTGATAAGTCCGGTGAGCGGATCGGTGAAATACGAGTAGAGCCTGAACTCGTCTATTGTGTGCTTGCAGCGTGGATGTATGACTACCTTTTTAAATGAGCGGATGAAAGCGATACCGTCTTCAATGCTGCCCTTGCCCTTCTCGACCGAGTACATGAGCGGAAAGCCGTGATGTTTCATGTAGCTGATGGTGTCAGGTCTTGACGAGTCGCCCGCGCATGGGTATTGTGCCGCCTCGTGTACCTGGGAGAATTTCTCAGGCAATAAGTCAATGTCAATGCCCACGCCATAGACTTCATCGGAGATATAGAGTGTATCCTCGGTGATGAAGCAGCGAATGAAAGCGGAGGGGTCTTGCGAGAAGCCCCAGTCTGCGCCCTGGTAGAACATTGTGTCGGCCGGCGTCTCAAATTCCTCGATTGCCCACTTACCGTAGAATATCTGCGCCTCGCTGTGCTTGAGCGTCTGCCCTTGCCAGACGTGCGCGTATTTGTCCGGGTCGTGCGCTCGGTCGTATTCCATTTCAGCCTTAAGCACCGCCGGGAAGAAGGGATTGTCGCTGTAGTTGCACTCGATTTTAAGCGCGTCCTCGCGTTCGCTGAGATTATAGTCAACGTGTACGGGGTCGTCGTCGTTCGTAGGATTGTAGGTGAAAATTATTTGACTGCCCTCTTTGCGGATGGTGGGAGTGAGCACTTTCAAAGACTTCCGGCTCACGGATTGTGCTTCCTCAACCCAGCAATAGTCTATGCCCTCGGTGCTTTTGATGTCGTTCTCGTTACGATGAAGACCTTTAAAAATGAACTCGCTGCCGTTGATGCCCACAATCGTATCTGCTTTGACTTGATAGTGAAACTGCAAGCCGTATGTATCGATGGTATCGGCGAGAAGCTTGTGCACAGAGTCCCGGATTGTGTTTTGGATTTCGCGCGTGCAAAGGATTCTGGTCTTATGTCTCATTCCTTCGCAGAGTAAAAATATGGCGACAGTCCACGACTTGCCCGAGCCACGCCCGCCATAGAGCACCATGAACCGCTTCAGCGAGATGAAGATCGGCTCAAGCTTCTTGACGACTTCAATTACTATCGGCAGTGTCTGTAGTTGGGGCGATCCCATTGATGTATATGCTCACTGGTATATTTGGTATGTTCAATTCCACGCTTTCTTTGGGCTTGCCGTGGCACTCGGCCCAAAGGTGCCGCATCTGGTCGGTGCGGCCGGTGCGGGTAAAGTCGTGAAAGCACTTTAAGATTCCCATTTCAAGGACAGTCTTTGCCTTGTACTTCCCTGCCTGCGCGGGCGTTAGCCGGGAAAGACGGAAATAGGCGTCGATGATATCCTGCTTCGTATGCGTCGCTATCAGGCGGATCTCTTCCGGTAGCTTTGGCTTGCCGGGTCCGCCTTTGTTGCCGGGCTTGAAACTGCCCTTGTGTTTCTGTCCTTTTCTTAGTGGCATAGCGTTTTTATTGCGATTTCGCGCCCCTCTTTTTTACAATGGGCGGCATTGGTACTGTCATTTTCCACTTCAATCTCCGGTGAAGATCATGCCAGAATCGATGGCACCATCGGCAGAGCGTTTGCATGTTCTCGGGATTGGAGTTCTTGGCATTGCCGTCGATGTGATGCGCTTCAAGGTCTTTATGTCCTCCCTTTCGACGCGCTCGCGCCTCGGTTTCGCCTCCTGCGAAAGCTCCGTAAATGGATTGCGGCAAAATTTCAATGGCTCGCTCTTCACAATTTCACCATCTTCTTTAATGCTATACCACCTTATGTCGCCTTGTCAACGACTATTTTGATGATATATACATAGTGACCGACCCGTCATCATCAAACCATATCCCCGGCTCCCCGTGCCAGTGTACCACACATCCGTCAAAAGTGCGCCGCTTGCCAAGAAACAAAAGCTCTATTTTCTTCGATCTTCTCGCCTTCGCCTTCCGTATCGTCTCCGGCGTGGCGTCGTAGCGTTTAAAGGGGTTCATGATAGCCACCTCCGAAGAAAGCCCGACAAGCACTGGCGCAGCTCTCGCTTGAAATCATTGACAGCGTGCGCAAGTAAATACCGCTGAAAGCCATAGCTCCCCATAAGTTTTTTGCGATCCGCGGGCATCAATAGCTCAATGGGTATGCCGGTTTCATTACAGTAGTCAAACAATGGATCCGCTTCCCTTCTCATTCGTTTCTCCATCTGCTCCTGTTCATTCCGCAACGCCATGCGAGACACCCAGTTGAATTCCCGAGGGAAACACCACTTTACAGCTTCTCGTGCAGCGGCTTTAAATTCCTTTGATTTATAATCAATCATGATTTCTCGGCCTCCAGTTCCTTGTTGTAAGCAACACAGCTTCGCATCCCATCTTGGCCCAATACGAGACCAAATGCATAGCCGCGCTTTATGGTAGCAAGCCACTCTTCATAAGTCGCCGTCATCTTCCCAAAGGCCGAAGCGTTGTTGTCGGCCAGCCAGCGCGCGAGTTCTTCTGCTGTTTCACAAGCAGGGCTGATTGGAGTTCCCTCGGTGGTATCCTCGTACATCATTAAATGCGTCCTCTCCTCCTCTTTCCACGAGGGCATGTAGTTGAGTTTTTCAGGGCATTCGCCATAGTAATCTGCAAACGTTGTGTTCAGATAATTATCAATGCGCGGTTCAAGCCCGTCTTCGTCGGCTCCATATTTTTTCATAAATCCGTTATCCCATGCCTTCTTCATGTCCATCCAATCTTTTAAGTCATCCTCGTAGCATCGGCCATAAAGCGGGATGTACTTCCCATTCTCATCTCTCGGATGCTGCCAATGTTTTGATACTCGCCTTACTTCTCTTCCCATGATTTCCTCCTCTCTATTTCTCGGCCTCCTCTCGAATGTGCTCCCAGTTTAGAGCTTGTCCGCACATCGGGCAGTAGTTAAAATATGGTGCTATGTTGATGGTTGCACATGCGCTACACTTGTACCAGTCGGTAGCCCATGTATTGCGAGCATAAAAAATTGGATTTATGAGTTTCGTTTCGCACATGATTTCACCTCTCTCTACTCTATCCATTGCCCCCGCAATTTCAACCACTATTTCCTTCCGTGCATGTCGTGGTATGTTCCATCTATTCCGGGTATCATCTATTTTGTCATGATGATCGCCATGATCTCAAGCGTGCGCGGGGAAAGCGTGTCCGGGAATGCGAGCAATCCCTTTCTCTGAAGCTCCAGCTTCGTCATTGCCGGAGCCAGGTTGGCCCGAAGAACGTTGAGAGCCAAAAGTCTATGGTCTATTACTTGCGCCGTTGCAGTGTTCATAGTTCACCTTCCTGTATTTGTTCTTCTGCTGCTCGCTTCTTCTCGCGCTTCTTTTTCTTGTGGCTTCCTATCATCCACGAATCATTGCCGTGCTCTATGGCTTTGTCAAGGCTCATTGTGTGGCCTCCTCGATTTGTTTGGCGCGTTCGATGATTTTTCTTACCCTAG